AGATAGTTTATCCAGATGGTGGATCTTTATTTAGCCTAAATCATTCTAAGATTAGGCCAGTAGCCAGATATTATTATCCAGGAACAAAGTTATGGTCTGAGGTTATTAATGAAAATGCAGTAATGTCTACAGACCAAACATACATAACATTTGCTAAAACAAATAATGCACAGTCAAAAACATTTAGTTTTACAGAAACCATAATAGTTCCTAGCTCCCTAGATGCCGTTACTTCACAGATATACTGGGAAGACGATGTAGATAATATTTTAGTTCAGGTAAGCATGGACGGAACTACCTGGTACAATTGTAAAAATAATAGCCCTATACCATTTTTAAATAAAAACGAAGGGGTTACTTCAGGACTATTTTATCTTAAGGTAACAATGTCATCTTCTGATACATCAAAAGATTTACCAGTATTAAGATCTCTGTCACTAGATCTATTTTCAAATAATGATTTTTATTCAGACAATTCTTCTGATAGAATTTATTCAACAAGTGATTATGGTTTATCAAGGTACAATCATCCAATAATTTCTTATAATGATTATAATGGACTAAGAATGTATAACGGTGGCGGGTTCAATTTAGATTCTTCAAATTCAGTAAGATCAGTAGAGTTAATATTTACCCCAGCCACATCTGGGTCATTACAAAATGTATTATTTTCAAGCAATAGTAAAATATTTGAGTGGAGCTCAACGGGTGTAATAAATAAATCAGGAATATCTGCAGTTTATGTTAATGGTGTAGACCATTCTTCAGCTACAAATGTTTCAAGTTTTTTAACGAGAGGCATGCCACATCATATTGTTATTGTCTTATCTAGTGCTGCTACAAGTAATATTAGATTTAACTATAATCAAAATGGATCAGTATCTGGAGGACCTAACCTATATAGCAATATAGCCCTATACCCAGATGTTTTAAGTTCTAGCCAGGCAACAAATCACTACCAGCTTTATACCCATCAGTATGTACTGGAGGTATCAGATACCAGCCTATCTATTACTGAATCTGACCTAGGTAATGACGGAACTGCCTATTTAATCAATAATACTGAATATCAGTCTGCCAGTATTTAAACTTTTTGTCATCTTGCTTGACAAAAACCTGGACTTGTGTAAATAATAATGGTAAAATTAATACAATGAATACAGATAATGTTAAATACAATGTTCTAGAAGAGGAAAGCGTTCTAGGCGTATATGTTTGGGAAATGCCAGACGGACGCTGGATTGGTGATGATGAAGGCAACTATCTTTCGGTCACGTCAAAAAAAGGAAATCGATCCCGAATCGATGCTTTGGCTAGAGAAGTTCGCTCGTACGGTATATATGAGGGCGGGCCTAAATTTCTTTCAGCAAGAAGAAAAATTACAGACGAAGAATATGAAGAGCAGCAGCAAAGACTTAAATGGGGATTAATTCCAGATCCTTACGATATTGGAAACTATAAAGACGAAATGAAAAAAATGGGTGGTTTAAAATGACAGTAGAATTTCTTGATGACAACAACTCAGAAAACATAGTTGAAATTACAAATAACTCAGACTGGTTTTCTTTTAAGAAAGACGTTCAGGTAACTAATGACCCATTCGCTGCATCTTTGGATGAGTTAAAAAAGGTTAAAGGCTTAGGTCCAGCATTTAGAAGAAAAGTAAATCGTGAATTGTCAAAATCGTTTGAGGGTGCAGATGAAACAGGTTCACAGCAGATACAACTAGCACAAGCAATAACTGGATATGCGCTTTTTGATTTAATTGAGCCACCTTATAATTTAGAATATTTATCTAAAGTTTATGAGATTTCAACATATAACTATGCAGCAATTAATGCAAAGGTAGCAAATATTGTTGGTCTGGGATATGATTTTATTGAAACAAAAAAGACTAACGATGCATTTGATTCAATTACAGATGACAAGCAGCTAGAACGTGCCCGTAGAAAACTTAATAAGCTGAGACAAGATCTACACTTATGGGTAGATTCAACAAATGAAGAAGATACATTCACACAAACCTTAATTAAGGCTTACACAGACCTAGAAGCAACTGGAAATGGTTATATTGAGATTGGTAGAACTACAGCAGGCAACATTGGGTATATAGGACATATTCCAGCAAAAACAATGCGTGTTCGTAGACTACGTGACGGGTTTGTTCAATTGCTATATGGAAAAGCTGTATACTTCCGTAATTTTGGAGATCAAGAAACAGAGAATCCAATCGGCAGCCAAGAAGAAAGACCAAATGAAATTATTCATTTAAAGAAATATACTCCAATGAATAACTACTACGGTGTGCCAGACATTATTGCTGCACAGGTAGCCCTAGCTGGTAACGAATTGTCTGGAAGATATAACATTGATTATTTTGAAAATAAAGCAGTACCTAGATACATAATTACAGTTAAAGGCGCTAAACTTTCATCAGAATCTGAAAGAAAATTACTCGAATTTTTCCAAGTTGGTCTTAAGGGTAAAAACCATAGATCTCTTTATGTACCTCTTCCAGCGGATTCTCCAGACTCCAAAGTTGAATTTAAGATGGATCCAATTGAGGCTGGAAGCCAAGAGGGTTCATTTGAAAAATATCGTAAATCTAATAGAGACGAAATATTGCTTGCTCACCGTGTGCCAATTAATAAAATAGGAACACCAGAAGGAGTCAACTTAGCAGTTGCTCGTGATGCAGATAAAATGTTTAAAGAGCAGGTTTGTCGACCAGCTCAGATGATTTTAGAGAAAAAAATTAATCGAATATTTGAGGAAAAAACAGATGCCCTACTTCTTAAATTTAATGAATTAACTTTAACTGACGAAGATACTCAGTCTAAGATTGATGAAAGATATTTAAGAATGCAGGTAATTACCCCTAATGAAGTTAGAATTCGTAAAGGAATGATCCCACTTGAGGGAGGGGATGATGTAGTAGATTTACAGGCCCAGGCAGCCGAAATAAAAGCCGAGGCCATGGATAGTCGAGCCAGAGACAAAGAACGTTCAGCAAATTCTCCAGACAAGTCTGGGGAAGGCAGAAATGCCAAGGGTGATGGCAGACAAGTCAACTAACCCTGCTCAACTATTATTTGCCTTTTGATATATAAAAACCTATAATTAAGCATATGAATATTGAAAAATCATTGTGGTCCAGCGATGGAAACAACATTTCTTTATCGGTTCCCTTTACTAAGGTCAACCGTGAGAAAAGAACAGTTTCAGGATTTGCTACCCTAGATAATTTAGATCAAACAGGCGATGTTGTAACAGCAGAGGCATCTATTAAAGCATTCGAATCTTTCCGTGGAAACATTCGTGAAATGCACGGATCAAATGCTGTAGGGAAAATGATTTCATTTAAACCAGAAACATTCTATGATCCTAGAACAAAAGAATTTTATAATGGCGTTTATGTAGACGCATATGTTTCAAAAGGTGCACAAGACACATGGGAGAAAGTTCTTGATGGCACACTATCTGGTTTCTCAATTGGCGGAAAGATATTAGATTCAGATAACGAAGTAAACAAGGCTACAGGTAAGACAACAAGATTTATTAAGGAATATTCTTTGCTTGAACTTTCAATTGTTGATTCTCCAGCTAATGAACTTTGTAACATTTTGTCAATTCAAAAAATGAATGGTCAACTTGTTTTTAAAGGTATTGCAGCAGAAACAAAAGTTGAAAATATTTTTTATTGCGAAGAAAGTGATTCTGTTTTTATTTCAACAGAAAAAACATATGACTCTCCAGTATCTGGAAAGCCAGCAGAACTTATTGGATGGGTAGAAAGCTCAGATGTCAATAAGTCAAAAGAAATAGATAAGATTCTTGATGCATATAAGCAATCAAGATTTACGTTGCCTGATACACAATTAGCAAAACAGGCAAACGCAGAAGGAGGTAATGAAGTGTCAGAAAATACAGAAGCAGTAGCAACTGTCGAAGAGACTGTTGTAGCTGCAGAAGAGACAACTCCAGTTGCAGAGGCTCCAGCCGAAGCAGTTGCAGTTGAAGCAGAGGCTCCAGCCGCAGAAGCAGCAGAAGCACCTGCAGAAGACGCTCCTGCCGAAACTCTGGAGAAGGCAGCCGACGTATCAGAAGTTGAGGTCAATGCAGAACCTGATTTTGCAAAAATGTTGGGCGAACTAAAAGGCTTTTTCTCAGATACTCTAAACAAGGCGTCTGAATCAAATGCTGCTCAAGTTGCATCAATTAAGGAAACAGTTGAGACATTCAGCAAGAGCGTAGATACCAGAATTTCAGAGTTGGCAGAACAACACACAGCATTGTCAAATGCTGTAAATGAAGTAAAAAGTACTCTTTCAGGAGTACAAAAGCGTGTCGATGCAGTAGAAGCAGAGACAGCAATTAAGAAGTCTTCCGATCTTGGCCGATCAGAAGAGGTAACAATCAAGAAATCTAAATGGAACGGTTCTTTCCTCGGTTCCGTGAACGAAATATTTAACTAAGGTAGGTAAAAAACAATGAGCAATGAACTATTAGAAAAAGCTGCTGCTGGTTCAACAACCACAGGTACTTTTGCTTCTAACACAACTGCAGGTGGAGTACATCGTGCAGCTGAAGCAGGTAACGGTGGTCTTCTAAACCCAGAGCAATCTGCTCGCTTCCTTGACTATATGTTCGACGCAACCGTAATCGGCAAGGTCGCACGTACAGTAAGATTGAAGGCAGATACAGCAGAGATTGATCGTATGTCAGTTGGCGAAAAGCTTATGAAGCTTGCTACTGAAGGAGACGATACAGCAGCAAATAGCGCTGTAACTTTCTCAAAGATCTCTCTAACAACAAAGAAACTCCGCATGGACTGGGAGCTTTCAACAGAGTCCCTTGAGGACAATATCGAAGGTGCAGATCTAGAAGATCATATTGCACGTTTGATGGCAACACAAGCAGGAAACGACATCGAAGATGTTCTTCTAAATGGAGATACATCTCTTACATCCGATGCTCTTTACAAGTCATTTGATGGTGTTGTAAAGAAGTCAAAGGCAACAGGTCGTGTAGTTGATGCAGCAGGAGCAAATATTTCTCGTGCAGTATTTAACTCAGCACTTAAGGCAATGCCACGTAAGTACAAGCAGCGCCGTGCTGACCTTCGCTTCCTTTCTGGTTCAAACTTGATCCAGGATTATCTATACTCAACATCACAGTTGGGTGCAGATGGATCAGCTAACCCACAAGATATCGCATCAAGCGTTATCCGTGGAGCTAATCCACAACTAGGTGGTCCAGCAGGATTTGTTGCACCATTCGCATTCGGTATTCCTCTTGTTGAAGTTCCACTTCTTCCAGAAACACAGACAGGAACTCACACAGGAGCAACAGGCTCACATGGAGATCTACACTTGACATTCCCAAATAACATTGTTATTGGTATCAAGCGTGACGTAACAGTCTACAGATTCTTCTGGCCACGTAAGGACTCTATTGAGTACACAATGTATACTCGTGTAGGCGTTCAAATCGAGCAGGCAGACTGCTGGGTCGTTGTCAAGAATATTAAGGTCGCTTCCTAATATATAGGATTTAGATCTGCTGAAAAGCCCCTAAATTAATTTTGGGGGCTTTTCCTTTTAACTTAACAATGCTATAATTGTTAATACCTAGTAGAAGGAGTAACACATGTCATTTGAGACATTAAAAATTGCTGAACTCAGAGAAATTGCAGAGAGCTTTGCAGTGGAAACTGATGGCCTTAAGAACAAGGCAAATATTATTGCCGCATTAGCAGAAGAAGGCGTAACTTGGGCAGTATATCAAAAAACACTAAATACGATTAAAGAAGCAAGCGAAGATGCTTTTCAAACAGAAGAAATTCTTCCAAGATTAGATCCGAAGTCAGTAGATTCTGATGATACTGTTTTGGTTAGAATGACTAGAGAAAACTTTAGATATGATATTCTAGGGTTTACATTCACTAAAGAACATCCATTTGTTGCGATGTCTGAAGATAAAGCTCAAGAAATTTTTGACAAGGAGGAAGGTTTCCGTCTAGCTACCCCAAAGGAAGTTCAAGAGTACTACGGATAATCTTTACTAAATGGAAATATTAGTAGGGACAAATGCACCAATAAAGCATAAAGTATATTGGAGGGGTGCTCCATCTGCAGCAGATTTTCCTCCAACTGTAACTTTGTTTGATATAACAGGTGATCCTTTATACAACATAAATCCTAATACAGAGCAAGCTCAACTTACAGCAAGCTCAATAGAGACTGACGTTGGTGTTTATGAAGTTTATATTCCTATAACTTTAATGCAACGAGATAGAAAGTTTAAAATAGTATGGGAATATGAAATTAATGGAGACTTACTAGTAAAAACAGACGATCTTTTTGTTATAACACCATACGTAGATATAACACAGGCGGGAGAAGAGCTAGGATTAGGATCAGATCCATCAGACCCTAACTATAAGACTTATTTTCAAATTGTTCAAGCAGAAAGATATGCAAGAAAAACTATTGAGTCTTTTACAACACAAAAGTTTTACCCGTACCTAGATAAAAATACTGTATACGGAGCTGGTTCAGATATTTTACCTTTGCCAGCAAAAATTAATAAAATTTACAAGCTTTATCAGAATGACGTATTGGTATACGATTCAATTAATAATATTAATAATTGGATATATACTCCACAGATTGCAGAGTCTGGATTCAGTATCAGGATTGATAGATCTAGTTTAGTTGATAATACAGTTTATTCTGCAAATGGTTTAGTCCCACCTTCAATTAATGATTCGTATTTTGGAGCATTTGGAAAAGATCAAACATATCGCATTGAAGGAAAATTTGGATGGGATCATGTCCCTAATGATATTGAGCATGCTTGTATTGAATTAATGAAAGATTATTTTTCTAGAGATAGAATTTGGCGCAATAAATATATTAAATCTATATCTACATTTGACTGGGATTTTGAATACTCTTCAGATGCATATAAAACAACAGGTAATTTATACGTAGATAATCTGCTTGCAGACTATGTATTGAATCAAATGGTTGTTATATAATGAATGAACTAATTGATTCCTTATTAAGCATGACTA